GTAAATAGGGTAAAAGATTAAAGCGGTAGCCATCATCGTTTTTATCATTTGGCTGGGTGTAGGGATACAATTGAACAATTCTATCATTCAACGAATCTGCCTCGGATATTGGCACAAAAACAGATACCTTTGCATTTGGGATGCCAAGACCTCCGTTGGCAACAATTCTCCCAACAACAACCCCATAATCACCACAATCTCGGGGATAAACATCGTTTTGAAATATTTGTAAAGATAAAATTTCGAGGAACTCAAAATCTTGGTCTAATTGAAACGAAATGTTTTTATCTATTCCAATACTAGTGTTTATTCTCAGCGACTGTCCCATTCAAGGTTTTAATGATAAATATTTATGGTGTTTTTTTTAAAAACACTTTTTCCTAATCAAAATATACCTGGTATGAAAATTAAATAAAGATGTTAAGAAAAAGATACATTTTGTAAGTTCTTTACTCTTACCACAATATCTTTTTGTGGATATCTAACTTGGTAAATTTGGTCTGGCTCTGCAAAAATAGTGTCATCTACCGAAGCAATAATTTTAAGCTCAGGGTCAGAGTAAGCCATAGAAGTTTCTGCACCAGAATATTGACCCCCCACTTTATTACTAATGATAACATCTGCAACAGTAATTACACCAGTTTGATTTTGGATAATACTTCTAAGTTGTGATAGATAAACATTTTGTCCTAATTCTCTGGATAATGGATTAAAGTAATCTGAAATTCTGTTTACGATTTCTGAAACTACCTGTCCTGAGTTTTGAGTGGCATCTAGTACAACTGAAATATCAACACCAAGGTCAATTACATTTGCAGTTGTCACTTGGATGTAGTCATTTATCATTCGGTAATTCGAAAGATAATTTGCCACATTTTGCTTCAAGGTATTTGAAACAATGTTTGTGAGTTTTCCAGAGGTATCATAAGACAACAAGTTAATCAAAATCTTATTGTTATTTTCCGTGATAGATACCTTTGCTGGCGCACCAAATTGGCTAGGCATATTTCTCAAAAGAGATTCATAGTCATTGACGGTAACAGCTCTTTTTTGGGCTGAAAAGTTAAAGCTTACGTAGTTCCTTACCTCTTCTGTTGTTGGAACATTTGAACCCCCAATTGCTGCTGTTGGGTTATTACATCTAAGAGAATTAATAACTGCAGAGTTGATAGTTTGGGAAGGACCATTTACAAAGAATGAAACCGTACCAATTTGATTGATGACATTGGTTCCAATATTTGTTGCTAATCCGCCACCAATTCTATATTGAATAAACAAAGTAGAATTTGGGATAAGAGTAGACCCAAGAGAAAAATTGTTACTTAGAGATTGTAAATTTACTGGTACTCCTAAATTTGTAAAAGCGTTCAGTTGGTCTTGAGCTGAGGTTGTTCCACCACCAAAAGTCATTTTTAAAAATCCTTCAGGGGTAAATTCAGTAATAAAACGATTGTTTGTTTGGATATATCTTCCAACTTTAATACCAGGTTGGTCGGAAACTTTTGTCGGGTCTTCGATAAATACTCTATCCTCTGCTAATGCGTCGACTTCTAATAATCTGTTTTCTAAACCAATAAATTCAGATGCTGTTGGAACATTTGTGTAATTTGTTCCTGATTTTTGCAGAACACTTGTAATACCCAATACGTTTTTTTCGGGTAAAAATAACTCAAAAAATGGTCTTACATCATTTGGGTTGATAACTCTTTTGAATACTTTAGTAATACCATTAACAACAAGCTCTCTTTTTGTAATTGTATAGTTAATTAAATTTCCGTTGGCATCAAAGTTTGGAATTTTTGTTCTGTTTGGAAATCCTGAACTATTATATGGTGATGCAAAATCAACATCATTTTGATTTTCAAACGCAATACCTGCTCCGAAGGCTTGAGAACCACGAGTTAGAATACCAAGATATCTTTCATCTTCTTTATCCCCGAAAGCTGGAACTGTAATTGAATAATCAACTAAAGCAACTGAAGGTCTTTGCCCTGGAATTTTTAAGCCATATGTTCTAGCAATATTGTAAATAGACCCTCTTTGTTGTGCATATTGGAGAACTGTCTCTTGAATACTTCTGTCAATGTTGTAATGCAAATTATCAGCAATCGCAGCATTCAAATCTAAAAATACAGAAAAAACTGAAGCATCATTAAAGTCTTGAATTAATTCAGGATAGTAAGTTCTTACATAATTCTGTAACTCAATTCGTATACTTTCGTAATCCCTTGCAGTATAGGATATTCTATTATTTGCCATATAATGTTAAATATTCAATATGATAAAATCACTTTGAGCAAAAGTGTTATTATCTACAGCATAATCAATACGAACTTTTGCGGTATATTCTGAAGTGCCCTTACCAGGTACTCTAAAAACATTGTCCTTAGCCTGACCTGGAATACTTTCCCCTCGGGCTAGAGGAACCTCTTCGGACGGGTCCGCAGGTTCAATTGTTATGTTATTAATTAAAAGATTTGGCATAAATTGGTCTACAGAATCCCGGATGTCAGCCTGAATAGCATCAAAGGTTAAACCATCAAAAGGTTCAAAAAGAAATTCATAAAGTCTAGTACCAAAAGTTGGTAAGTAATACCGAGAACCCTTTTTTGTTAAAAGCAAATGAATCAAATCACTACGTATTTGCGCAAATTGTGTTTCGGTTAATAAAAGAAAATCTCCCTTTTGAGAATTCTCAAAAGGAAACGCTAAGCCATAAGTTACGCCTTCTGCCATATAAGATAAATATACTTTGAATTTTTTTATAAGAAATGAAAAAACCCGGCATTATTAATGTCGGGTTTTTCATTCATTAACTTAAAAAAGTTAAGATTATGCTTCACATGATGCGCAATGAAGGTCGTTTAGATTCAATCTTTTTCTAGCAAATGCCTGTGCTGAGTTCATCGAGTGTTGGTAGTACAGGGTTTTTACTCCCAATTGCCATGCATCTACAAGCAATTTATTAACATCTTTTGTAGGCATGTCCGGAGAAATCATAAGATTTAAGGATTGGGCCTGGTCAATATAATCTTGTCTAACAGCTGCTTGGTTAATAATAGAAGACTGATTAATTTCCGCAAAAGTTCTAAAAACATCTTTTTGTTCGTCAGTTAAAAACTCTAGATGTTGCACAGAACCGTCATGTTTCTTAATACTGTCCCAAGTTACTTTAGTGTCTTTTCCAATTTCAATCAAAAACTTTTTTAATACAGGATTTTTAATCGTAACTTTAAGTTTTGCCACGTCTTTTACATAACAATTAGACCAGATTGGTTCAATTGATTGAGAAACTTGACCCAAAATAAATGCCGAAGAAGTTGTTGGGGCAATAGCATTCAAGGTCACATTTCTACGACCATAACCAACTAAAGTTTCAGGTTCTCCAAAAATTTCAGCGAGCTCTGCCGACGCTTTATAAGATTTGTCTTTTATTAATTTGAAAACCTCAACATTTAATCTTGCAGTTTCTTTACTATCAAAAGGTAGTCCTTTGGATTGCAGCAAAGAATGCCAACCAAGAACACCAAGGCCAAGTGCTCGTTGTCTAGTTGCAAAATTGTAAGCTTTTTCTAAATAAAAAAATGCGCGTTTTCCCTCCAGAGTTCCGTTGTGTCTAAGTGCATCAATTTTTTGTATAAATTCTGTTACAACTGCATCAAGAAAGTATACCATTGTTTCAACTGCGTCAGTATCTTTCCATTCTTCATAATGAAGAAGATTCATCGAAGATAAAACACAAACAAAAGATTCTTCTTCAGAGTTATGTAGTGCAATCTCAGAACAAAGATTAGAATTATAAATCTTCATACCCTTTTCCTGATAAACTTCCGGTGCTTTGTTATTCATAGTGTCAGAGAACATAATATATGGATAACCAATTTCTCCTCTGCGTTGTATTACTTTAGCCCAAACAGCTCTCTTTTTTTTATCACCAGCAATCATTTCTTCCATAAATTGGTTTGTGACCGTTACAGCATGAGTTAATTCTTGAATTGGAAATCCTTCTGTTCCAATCTCTAGAAACTCCATAATGTCTGGATGTTCCACAGGAAGATAAGGTGAAAATCTTCCTCTACGAGTTGAACCCTGTGATATATTATCCACAACACTTTGAAACAAATTCATAAAGTGTACGGAACCTGGAGCATGTCCATTGTCAGTAATTGTAGCTCCACGGCCTCTAATATTACCAAAGTAACCCGAGGTGCCTCCACCCATTTTACTCATTTCACCAACCTCTGCTTGAGTGTATAAAATTGACTCAATGTTATCACCAACATTTGAACCAAAACAACTGACGGGTAATCCACGTACTTTACCGAAGTTTGCCCACACAGGAGAAGATAATGAATACCATCCTTTTCCCATATAGTCATAGAACTTTTTAGCAAATCCATCAATTCCTAATAGTTTTTCTGCATGTTCCGCAATTGTTTTAATTCTTTCGATTGGTTCTTCACCCTCACTCAAATATCCTCTTTGAAGGAATGTAATTGACTCATCATTAATCCAGTCAAAAGCTTCTTTATTTTCCATATTGTTATTGTCGTTGTTTTTTAATTAAAATAAATCGTTGAGTGTTATAGATTTTGATTTTTTACTATAATTAATACTGCGTTTGTTGAAGAAGTCAGTATGTTTTGTGGTTAAAATTTCATCATCAAACCATTCAGTTGTTAGAAGAAGATTTTCATTAACCTGAAAAACGTTATCTATATTAATAGAATTTAAGGAAACATTGAAACGATGTTTGATAAACTCAATTGTTTGTGCTTTAGTTAAGAAATCTAAATCCCCCTTTTCAAAAATCCATTCAACAATTTCCGATTCAGCCTCGAAAGCTTCCTTAGTTGCTAGAATTAAATCTTCAATTAACTCGGGTGTCCACCACTTTGGGTTTTCTTTTTTTATAAGATTTACCAAATCAAAACCAAATTCAGCATGGATATTTTCCTCTTTTGATGTTGCCTCAACAGCATTACTAATTCCTTTTAAAACATTTTTATGTTTGTTAAAAGACATAATAACTAAAAATTGAGAGAAAAGCGATACATTTTCAACAAACATTGAAAACAAAACGACCGATTCAAAATAGTCTTGGTTTTCTACTGCTTTAGAATTTGAGATTGATTTTTCCAAATATTTAATTCGTCTACGAATTGCCGGTACCTCGAGTAAATTTTCGAATTCGTTATTAAAACCTAACAACTGCAACAGGTGAGAATATGCATCAGCATGTCTTACTTCAGATTCTGCAAACGTTGCACCAACACTCCCAATTTCTGGTTTAGGTAGTCTTTTATAGATGTCTCCCCAAAAAGTTTTCACAGCAATTTCAATTTGAGAAATTGCTAACATTGCTCGTTGCACTGCCGTTTTTTCTTTTTCATCAAGATGAACCATAAAATCTTGAATATCTGAAGTGAAATTAAACTCAGTGTGAACCCAATACGAATGACGTATCGCATCAACGTATTCTAAAAGTGCTGGATATTCATATGGTTTAAGGTTAGTTCTCTTCATAAAAATATTAGGTTGGTGTTTTGAACGATAAATAATATATTCTTTGGCAACATCATTCAAACCATTATCCATTAATTTGTTTTCCACCATATCATGAATTTCGTCAACATGGGGAGTTCCAATCTTGTTATTTCTAAAAATGCCCTTTTTTGTTATCCTAGCAATTTTTTCGGCCATTTCAAGGTCTACCTTGTCAACTGATTGCATAGCATTAACTATAGCATTTTTTATCTTATCCTCTTCGAAAGGAACTTTATCACCACTTCGTTTGATAACGAAACGTGGTTCAGTGGAATTAACAATATCGATTGTATTCATTTTGTTTTTGGTTTAAGTTTTAATGGCTTGATTAAATAGGACTATTTGTTTGTTCTCTGACCTTACGTTTTTCCATAAGCTCTTTGACTCTATCACTCTTACGTTGTTCTTGCTGTTCTTCGAACCCTAGAAAAGTAACTGAAGATTCAGTATCTATAAGCAACAACTCATTGTCAAACTTGCAGTTTTCAAAAATGACACCATCCTGACCCAAGCGGGATTTGGTAATTGCAATTGTTGCAAGTTTCATTTCTTTTTGCTGTAACGTTTTTGCCACAGAAATAATTACGTGACCTACCTGTGCTTTTTTGATAGAACCGCCCATTTGGTCAGTAGTAACAACTTCTGAAGAAATTGATGAACGATTGCCTTGAGTTGCGGTCCAACCAGCGATTCCAAGTTCATGACACATTGCTTCAAAATGTCGCATAACAGAACCCTCAGCTTTCCATTCATCGTTTTTAGTGTTTTCTGGCACAACACAATCAATATAATCCAAGGTAATCATATCAATCTTAGTTCCATCAGCAATCATTTTACGTACTTGATTTTTGATTTGAGCCATAGTCATAGTATCTGATGGAAGTTTTTTCAAAATCAACTTATTGGGCATTGTGTTTTGAATTTCAGTTATTTTTTCTATAACCTCTTCCCTACGGGGCGATAAATTATCTGGTTCAATTCCTGTCCAAATAGTAAAATGCTTACGTTGAATAATCTTAGGGTTATCTTCGAAAAAAATCTGCAACACATTATATCCCATACTAAAGGCTGAATTTGCAATTTTTGTCATTAAAGTAGTTTTACCTACACCGGTTGGAGCCAATACAACTCCAATTTCACCTTTTGCTAAACCCCCTTTTAGTAGTCTATCAAGACCTTCTATGCCCATAGGGATAGGATGCCTGTAATCATCATTTAAAACGTCGTCAAGACCATTGAAAACGTCTAGAATACCTGTTTCTCTTTCGCCAACTTGCAGAGCCTCACGAACCATACTTTCTACTTGGTCATAAGACTCAAAATCACCATTGGTAATAATCTTTTGAGCCTTATCCATAGCTTTCTGTAATTCTTGTTGTTTACAGAATTTCAAAGCTTTTTCTTGAACAAAAACACTACCATCAAATGGTGCTCCTTGTATTTGCTTTAAAGTATCAAGAACAATCTTGAGGGCCAATTCCTGGCTTATTTCCGCCTTAGCAATTTGGTCAAGGGTTTCATAAGTCGGTGTAGATTCGTATTTTCCATAATACTCTCTAACCATTTGAATAACAAGTTTAAAGTACTTGTTATCAAAATAAGAGGGTTCTAAAACATCGATAATAGACTGTGAGAATTCTTTATCTAAGATTAATTGGTTGAGTAGTTGAAGTTGAAAAGTGTTACCTAGATAATCAAAATTTTTAGTCATAAATCTGCAGTGTATTCAGTAAATATTACCGAGTTAGGTCGTAGTCCATGTACTCATAGTACAAATTGTCGGCTGAAAAAATGTCAGTCAATCCTTTGAGTATGTTTTTTAGGCTAGGACGTACATCTACCGTATAACGAACTTTGGGAGGGTACAATTTACCATCAAAAATTCGATGAAAAATAATATTGTCTGACAATTTGACATACATATTAAAGTTTTCTGGAGCCTCAGTATTCGATGTGTTGAGAATTTCTGGGTCAAGATAAATTGCCTCTTGATTGTCCATCATATACATGACAGTTTTCATTTTTAAGTCTGAGTTGAAGATTTCTTCAACTTGACCCATGAAGTACGCTAAGTTATAAGAACGACGGGCGTTTGGATTATAATTTCTAACATTAAAATATCTTTGTACCACAATATTATCATTGAGGGTTAGGAGAAATTCCATTTTAATAATTGATTCTTCTTGCATTTTTAAATTGATTTAGTTTGATTAAATTGTCTTTTTTCTTTTCTAGTTAGTTTTAAAAAGGGTTTCAAAAACTCGACGAACGCTTCATCTGTTTTTGGTTGATACTTAAAGAACCCATCTTCCATCATCATCATCATTATTGTTTTTCTTTCTCGACCTTCAGGGTCTAAAGATTCAGAATAATATTGTTGTACGATTTCTTTAGCTTCCTTAGTAATTAAAGGATTTTTTAAATCCATTATTTTTTGGTTAATTACGTAGAATTCATTTTTCAATTCACCTTGTTTTGTTAAACCATTAAGAATATTTTTGAATACATTTTTTTTGGTATTTTCTTTTGCTAAAATTTCTGTTCTTGTTAAAATATCATCAACAGAAATTGGCTTTTCAAGTACCTGAGGAAAATATTTTATGAAAGTTTTTTCACCCAGTTGTTTAATACCTTGAATGTTATCACTTTGGTCCCCCAAAAATATTTTTGCAACCAAAATATTATTATGTGGAATGTATGAGTTTCCAAATTTTACTAAATCACCGTTTTGATAAGTATATTTTTGTAAAGGAGAATACAATGAAGTTTTTTCATCTATCAATTGGAGCAAATCCTTGTCGGATGAAAAAATCATTTTGTTTTCATCCGGGGAAATTTGGCAATAAAAAGCAATTAAATCATCAGATTCGTTTCCTTCAATTTCTACTTGTCTAACAAAAATTTCTTCTAGATATTGTTTTACCCTGTTTTTTTGAGAATAGTATGACTCGAGTTTTTCCTCGGTCATATTGTTCTTACGATTTAACTTGTAAGCAGGATATAATTCACGTCTAGATTTTGAATTGTCTTTCCCATCCCAAAAAACGACAACTTTGTCATACTCATTGTCCACAAGTTGTCTTCTGAGAGTATTGATAAAGTGGTAGAGTCCTCCAATGTGGTTTCCCTCGACAAAAAATTCTCGGACTCCATGGAATCCAATTTTAAATAAATTATCTCCATCAACTAATAAAGTTTTCAATTATTTTTTTTTAATTGTTCTAAAAACAAGTACAACTAAAAACTATCGAGGTCTTTTTCCTCCTTCAAAGTAAAATCTCCATCACTACCTATAATTTCTTTCCAATAATCGGAATGTTCTTTTTTGTAGCTTTCTATTGAAGTTTTTTCCTCTGCGGTATCTTTTCCAGCAAGAAACCCATGGGGGGTAACAATTATTTTACCATCTTCGTAACCCAAACCATTGATGTGATTTTTCATTACAGAAACTTTAGTTCGGCTTGCAAACTTTACAGTACGTTTGTCTTTGGTCGCAGTAATTTTAGTTGTACCAGCTCCTTTTTGGTTTCCAAACAAAAACACTAAAGAACTATTCAACCACACGGCCTCACCACCCTTAGCTTTAATTTTAGGTTGTCCATATGGATTGTCAGGAAGCTCTACCCATGGCTGGTTTACAATAATTAAACTATTTTCGAATTTGTTATCAGCCTTTCTTGAACCTGAAATACGTTGATTAATCCCCATACCAATTTTGTCTGCCAATGTTGCTGCATTATGTTGCTTACCACCTTTACCTTCAAAAGTCATCTTGGATGGAACAGAGCCAATTGAATCCCAAAGGAAACATAAACTATATTCCAATTCACCCTTTTCTTGAGCATCTAAAAGTGAATTTATGTAATCCGTAATTTGTTCAATGTAGTCAAAGTTATTATTGAAAATGAAAAATCCGTCCCAATCAATTTCACCAGTTTCTTCATCAACAGTCTCTTCGCATTGAAAGCCCATTATTCGAGCATGTTCAAAACTCCACTTTTGTTCCGTAATAATAAAAACTGGAAGAATTTCTTTTTTCTGTGCATCAGAAGCAGTCTTAATTAACGCAGTAGTTTTTCCTGTGTCCGAGTGTCCAAGAAACATATTAATGTGACCGATTGATGGTCCCGGTAATCCAACAGCATCTAAAAATTCTGTACCCAGGTCAAAAAATCTCTGAGGTTTGTATTTTGCGGATGTTGAATACTTCTTTTTAAAAGAAGAAAAATCAGTTGATTTCTTTATTGCCATTATATTTCCAAAATTCAGTTAGTACTTGTAATTTATCGCTGGCATTTGCCAGCTTTTCCACCATGTTATCCATTTCTTCCAACATCTGCGGGTGTTCGCCAATACCTGCAGCGTTTTCAAGGTAAATCATTATAGTCGCTTCCGCTTCTAAAATTTGAGATTCATATTTTTTTTTGAGACTGTCTATTGCTTTTTGTCTAGTTTCTTTTGTCATAATCTTATGAATTAAAAAGGGTGAGGTTTCCCCCACCCAATTAAATTAAATTAAAATGGTAAATCTTCGTCAGCTGTTGAATCAGCCTGAGGGTCAGTGTACGTTTTGTTTGCTGTGGTACTTGTCATGCCACCGCCGTATGATTCAGTGGAAGCCTCTTCATTACCATAGACGTATCCACCTTTATCACTGTCCCAACGTGGTGTTTCACCACGAGAAATTGACTCTAGATACTCGACGGGTTTTTTGGAGTAAACATCCAACCAAGTCAATTCATCATTTACCCAGGAATCCATTGTCGCTTTATCTTCGTGGATTGGAGTGGGGTCATCATACATGATAGTTGATACTGTTGTATATGCAGCACCCTTTGGCGTCTTTTGCTTACTGAGTTCAATGATAAGGTCACGACCTTTCTCGGCATCTGTAATATCACCTTTGTTACGCCAAATGGGAATAATCTTATCTAAGATTCCCTCATTTTTGTAGTTGTGCTTAAAGCGCCAAAACTTAACGCCATCCTCTTCATGGTCACGGTCGATGACTTTTACAATATAAAACTTACGAGACTTGTATTGTTTAGCAAGTTCCTTGTCGGCATCCTTACCGGTTAACATAAGTTCTTCATAAACCTCGTTTAAAGGTGAACGCTCATTGTCGTTCTTTCCTGGGTCATAAAATTTTTGCCACTTGCCACCCACTTGGATTTCATGATACCAAGCCTCCTTAAATGGCGAGGCGCCATCTTGGGTAGGAAGGATGCGGATATGGCGGGTGCCAGAATTGGATTTATCGTCAAGGATAAGAGCGAAGTATTTCTTCATTCGCTCGTCCTGAGACATTTTACCAAAGTTACCATTGCTTGATTGTTGGTTTTTTTCGTACTGTGCTAGTACTGCGTCTAATGAACTCATAGAATATTAATTTAAGTTAGTGTTTAAAATATAAAAAATAGATTTGATAATGTCAAATAATAAAAAAAGTTGTGTTACCACAACTTCAATTATAATATAAAATTTAAGTTAATCAAAATTTGTTAGGTAGTTGATTTGTGTTATTTTGCCGAAATGTATTTTTTATTTCAGCAGGACTAGCGTCCTCAATTTCATCTGATGTTAGAATGTATTCGTGTTTACCTGATTTTTCCCAATCTTCTTTTTTATCGTCAAAGAAATCCGAGAGCTTTTTGTTGAATGGTCCTGAGTCGATTGTTCGTAGTGCTAATTTTTCTTCTGGTGATTTTGGTCTAAATTTTTCAAGTTGTGATTCGATGTCGTTCAACTTATTAACTAAGTTATCCATTTCGGACAATTTAGATTCAAGATTTTGTAGATAACTAAATAAGCTATTAAAATACTCATCTTGTTTATCTCCTATTTTTTTTTGCGAATTAACAAGTTCCGTTACATCCAACACCTCAGTTCCGGTTTCGTCCCCTTCGGGTGAATCTGTAATCTTTTCAACTTCAGTATCCGTAGATAAATCAATTTTTGACGGGGTTGGTGGGGTTGCAGGTGCGGCAGGTAGTTCAGCCACATCACCCGCAGGTTCGGGTAATCCTGGAACTAAAGGTGCCTCTTGTTCATTAATATACCTGTTAATTTTATGATGTCTTTCAATCTCTTTTAATATTTTCTTATCAATACTCATAAGGTTACCCGTTTAAAAGTTGTTTAATTCCATTTGGTGTTTCGACACGCACTCTTTTGTTTAAAGTAACATCATGTCCAGCTCTTTCAATTAAGCCATCTCTTTCTCTTATAGTGTAGCAATCTCCAGTATCCAGGTCACAAATTTGTTTTGTTCCATCACCGTTGTCTTTTTCGGAAACTCTTGTTTGTTTCCCCAGATATTGATTTAATAATGAATTCATATTCATATTGTTTTTACTTAATAAATATACTCAAACTTATATTAGGTACAAGTGGGAGTTACAGTATTAATTAAGTTTATATTATTAGGTTGTGGTGTAGGAGTGGTTGTTGGTGTAAAAATTGGAATAGTGGTTGTTAATCCTAGTTGCTTTGCAAGTATTACCGCACTAGTAAGGTTGTCCTTTAAAGTTGTGTTTTGCGTTTGCGAGGTACCCCTTGGGTATGGCCAGTTTTGTAGGAAGTATGTTTCAACACTTTTTCGGCGAATTTCAACAAGACTATTTGTAACTCTATCACGAACAAAATTGATGTAAGTTAAAGCACTTTCAAAAACGGCAAAAGGCATCGAAACATCAGTAGTATTCAGAGTTTTAAAACTTCTACAAACATATCTTCTTTGAAAATAAATGTCCGCAGTTGCGCCGTAATCGTAATTAAGAGTAATTTTACCGTAGTTGTTGTTTGCCGATTCAAACCTATTGTCAACACCCGAAGAAGCGTATGATAACACAAAAATAATGAATTTAACATCATCATTGTCTGTGGATTGATTCAATAGAGAAACAAACCCAGCAGTATTCAACGAAGTTGAAATTCCTGCGATAGATTCATAACCTAGGGTGTTAAGGTAGGGTTCTTCTAGTACTTTTGAAACACAAGAATTTTGAGTAGCTCCACTAGTTCTTGTGTCGGTTGAAAGATTTGCATTGTTTCCTTGAGTTGTTGTAGTTGTAGTTCCTCTGGATACATCTCGAGCTTGTTTACTTGATTGAAGTAATTTAGTTACCAAATTTTTATTAATTGCTTGCAAGTAACCCTCCAACATTGGAAGTGTAAATACACTTTGCCTTATACCATTAAATTTGGTTTGGAAGGTACCTGGTGCAATTGTATGTTGTACTTCAGTAATCATGTAAGAACCATTAAACAACGGCACGTGCCTTAAGTTAAAATACATTGTTGGCTGGATTAGCGCATTACCAAAAGAAACTACCTCACATTGATAACTCATATTTTTGTAGATGTTGTAAAGTGAAACATTCTGTGTTGCTGTTGTTCTACCAGCAGCGCTATTGGCCATCAAATTAATTTGTTGAATTGATTCAGAAGTTGCTTTTCCGGTATCTTGACTAATACTAAAAGAATAAAAAACATTTTGATTTCTTGTTCCTATATCAACATTGAAACCCACAACTCTGTTTGATACAGACCAATCTGTTTTGTCTGATTGGTCTTCAATCAAAGGGTTTAGCTCGGCTTCTCTCAAATCAAAAGCATCACTTCTAAATAAATAATTTTTTGTCTCGCTTTTTAAATCAAGGTAAGTTGATGGTCTTTCAGTGTAAAAACATACCAACTTTGGACCAGAATTTCTGTAGTCAACGCTTAAGAAGGTTCCCCACATGTTATTAGCAAAATCTTTTCCGGGTTCAATATTTGGTTGAGCACTTGCTGAAACTTGTTGTACGTTGTAAAAATTAACGTATGCAGGCATAGCCATTACTGAAAAATGATTTTGTGTCAAAATTCCGCTAATAAACACAAAAACACTCATGTTGTAATTTAAACTTTCAGGATTTACTAACTGTTGGAGGTTAAAAATATCCAATATGACCTTGTCTCCAATATTTCTTGAAGCTCTGTCTAAAAATAAAATGTCCTCAAATAACGTTTGGTTTGTATAATCGGCTCCTGAAATCCATTTATCGTTTAAAGCTTTAAACAATTCATAGAGTTCAACCTTACTTTGTTTTGAATCAAATTGACTTTGAATAGTTCTCTCTGGAAGTTCAGTAATGTTTGGTAGTTCTTTACGAATTATTGTTAGGGTGTTATCCAAAGAAGTATTTTGAATTTCTATGGTAAGGGCTAAATAATTTTGTAAAGACGTTGCAAATTGACTATCAGAAATTGAGGGGTCCTCTAATTTCTGCGTAGCATACATTTTTATAATTGGGGCAAGAATTTCAACATTTTGTTGGGTAAAGGCAATATTGTTATCAACAAAAAAATCCGTGATATAAGAACCTGCATTATTATAAGTTAACTCAGGAATTTCGGAAAAACCAACATTGAGTCGTAACGCTTGCCATGCCGCAGGATTATTAATCTCTGATTGTAAAACAGAAACCGACCCTCCAAATGTAGGAAGCGAATCCTGAACATATGCTTGAAATGGAATAGGGTCTATAACATTTGATGTCCCAAGAATATAACTTAAATACGAATCTGTTTCTCTTCTTTTGTATTGAGTAGGATTTCCCAATCTAAGGGCGATATCAAATTCCATTAAGTTTTGAATTTCACTGATAGATTTGGAAAACTGACTGTCGATAACTTGTTTGAATAAATCTTCTTCAGTTGCAAATGATGTTGGTAGCGGAACACTCATCAATTCTCTAAATAGAAGTTGGAAGTTTCTATAAGATTGGTTAGTTGTAGTATTTTGTGCTCCATTTCCTCTTGAGGTAGCTCTCGAGTCGTCAATTATGAAATCACCATCTCCTAATTGTGGGTCGAAATTAAGAACCGATTGTGAAAATTTTAAAAATTCCCTCTCAAATAAATCCAACACTTGTCTCTCAAAACCCGAGAGCAAATCGTCTATTTTTGAATAGTTATCAACAACAGAAATAGAACCTGGCGGTAAAATTAGTTTGAATGGCGCAACAACTCCTGTCCTTGGGATTAGATTTAAATAAGCATCGTAATCGGGTCTTTGAAGGTTCTCAATATCCAAATATCCGTAGTTTGGCATTTTCCAGAAAGTTCTTACCGACCCATTAAACAATGCTGGGTTATTGAACAATTCCCCAGTTAAAGTTCCAGCATTATTGAACAAAGCTTCTCTAACCTCATTCTCGGTGGTTCCAAATGATGGTAGAATATAATAACTGGTCTGAGGTGTTGCAGGGGGTGTATTACAAACCAATTGAGTCGGGTCTGAAGGCTGTACCGTATCTGGTATAATACAGCTGTAGGTATTTAGGTTAATAATTCTGTCCAAGCCTGTTGTATCGACAGTTGAAACAAAAATATTTGATTGCGTTAAGTTTTGAACTTTAAATCCTTGGGCAATTGATTGATTGATTTCACTGTCAGTATAATTGGTCCACAGGTCAGTTCCGTTTAAGAAGTAATTAAAATCGTTAATTGTTTTAGGATAGAAACCAATTTGCATTTCATCATACAACGTATTAACATCAAATTCTTGTTCTTGTAGGGTAATTGTACCAACACCATTTAGGGTGTAACTAGCGCCCGTATTTCCGTTGATTGGGTCATAGTTATTTATGTAGTCAAAATTTGTCCAAACAGGTCCCAAGATATCCTGACCAGTTGAAACAAACTCTTTGTATCGATGCCAAATTGAACCATATTTTAAAATCCAAACATAGGGTAGTCTGTGCACAGCCCCCAATTTTTTCATACTCGCAAATATGTAATCTATTGGGTTAGCAGAATCTAAGGTTTTATACCTTTCTTTTAAAGTTGCTAGGGGCAAAGAATTTAAGAAAAGAAATGCGGCTTGCTTGTATGGCGCGTTTGCAGCGTTTTTTTGATTTTCAACACCATATTGAATTGCGTTAACAAAATATGGCGTATTAAGCATCGATGTTGTGCTATTCAAAACATTTGGAGAACCCCCTTGTACAAATCCCTCGGTGGGAAGAAGTTCAGAAGCGCTTCTACCTAAATAAAAATCTTCGATTTCCCCTGCAGGATTTGGGGTTGTGACCTCAAGATAAGAAAACGTTGTAACGGGTCTAATTGATGTTTTGTCGTTGAGGTCTGTAAAGTTAGTTATTAAGTTTTTAGGCTCATAAAGCTTATAGGTTCTAGTTGTATTGAACACTCTGTTTTGGTCCGCAGTGAACTGAAAGTTGTTAAGATAGGTTGCATTCCAAAGTTCATCAGTAAAGGGATAAGTGTCAGTAATTTGTGGAAGGTTAGTATTGGTTGTTTCAAGAAACTGACTCAAATATTGAATTTGGGGAAGAGAAAAGTTTTGTGTTTGAACGGACGTTGACAATGAATCCATGGACAAGATTGATGCACTATTTTCGATTTCATCTCGTAGGTATGGCGTGACATAATAATCCCGAACAAAATTATTCCAATCCCTACCGGTTCCATCATTGGATATTGCTTGCAAAAAAGTTATGTAGTTGTTTGCCGAGAAAGGAAAATTCTTTAATTTTAAAATTAGATATGGAGCACTAACACCCAAACTTGTGGTAATGTTATTTGATTCCACGTTGGCAATAAGTTCTGTAATTCCAGTTTCTAAGGGAGAATTAGCGGCTCTTACAAATCCAGAATATCGAGAGTATATCAAACTTCTCTCATAAATTTCAAAGAAATATCTAACCTCTTCTTTGTTAAGGTATGCAAAATTTACATATGGAAATTCTAAGGCGTTAATATTAAGTACCGACGTCACCTGACCGCTATTTTCCTGTGGAGGTTGATTGACTGGTGGTTGAAACTTTTGAGCAACACCTTTAAGATATTCCTCCACAAATTCTACTTCCGGCCACTTATCGTATAAGTAACCCTTGGTCAAATTTACAATAGCTGGGTCCCCAGGATACGCCAACTCGTAACGATTTTTTGCTGGAGTAAAATTATTTGTGGTGCTTGTTGACCTTGTAATATTGTTTTCAACAAATACCTGGGGCCAAGGATAAACGGGCTCTTCGGAATTTCTGGCGGCATCGGAGGCATTTGCCCCATATTGAACATTCCTTACGTTGTCTGAGTTTGGGACAGTAGTGGAATTATTGAACACCACACTCCTTCTAACGGGGTCTGTTCTTACATCCCATGCCTTGGTATGTACCTCATCCATCAACCGAATAAAAGCTTCCGTAGAGGCAAATATTACGGCCATGACATTTCTCACCGTCGGAACAAATCCTAATCCATTAGTTGAAGCTATAAGCTCAGCTAATTTTATACTTATTTCTGACTCAATTGACGAAACCTTATTATCAAGGTCCGCTTGCATCGTTCTTATCAAAGAGTCAAAACGAGAAGGACCCTCAAAAACAAAAAATGGTTTTTTAACCTCCTTTAACCCCTGGGGTGTGATTTCTAAGGTAATATTAAATTGTTGTTTTAATACTTGGGAAAAAAAATTAATTGTTTGTCCAGAGGTAGGATTTAAAATTCCTAATTGTTGGCGAAGTGTTGTTTCAAAATCAATCTGACTTGGGTCTAACGTAGTAACAATTGAATTGATTGAAATTGAATTATCAATCTTATAGTTTTTCTCACCCCGTACCGCGCCAAATGTTCTGTTTTCATTGAGCCTGGTGTTGAAAGAAATAATGTCGGCTCTAAGCTCCGTCAAGGCTTGTTCTCTTTGTTGGGGGTCTAATTCTGTTTTAAAAGCAAAAACAATACCCCCATCCCTAAGAATATACGGATTAGAATTTACGTATTTTAAAAACCAAGATGCTTGGTTTCCCCTTATTTTATTGAAATAATCTGTAAGGTATTTTGCATAGGTAGTAGCATCGGTAAGGGGTTGCATATCAGCTTTACCTTTGAATTGACTAAGAATATCCTGTTCCAGGTGTTGTAACTTATATGCCATTTCAGCTACGGTTAATTCCGGAAAATCTAGGGGTATCAGACCTTTTTGTTTGTAAATGGCATACATTTCTTTGATTTTCTGGTAGCCCTTTTCCGAAACTGTTTCGATTGTCGTGTCAGTATTTGAAATTGTTGAATCACCAATTAAATTACCTTCCTGAGAAACTTGATTCAAAACAGATGGGTCTTGCAGACCGACTTCACTTCTAGAGATATTAAAAGTCTTACTATACATGTGTGGGGTTGCAATTAAGTGACCCAACGAAATTTCATTTAGGATGTTGTATTTGTATCCGTAAAACTGACAGGTAACCTGATAATTTCCACTAAAGGTATTAAATCTAGCCGAAAACTTATGTAGGTTTAACTGATATCTTATAGCCTGACCATACCAACCTTTAATTGTTAGGTAAAAGGGGGGATATGGTAAATTAAAAAAAGCAGCATAGGGTGATTGGTCACCCGATTCAAACAATGCTTTACCCTGAACATCTTCCAGTTCGATGGTAACCTCGGGTATAAAGGACATAGAGGTTTTGATTTGAATACTTGTAATACCTAAAAGCCCCGTATCTATTACCTGACCTCTACTGTCTGTAGCGCTAAATTGTTTGTAAAATTTTGTACCATCCTGGTCATTACTAACAACCGATTCAAATCTTTGTGTTCTGGCTTTACCTTGATTGGAATTCAAACCAGTAAGGTCATCATAATAACCCGTATTTAAAAATTCATCGCTGTTTGGTTTTAGAAAATTAATTGCTGCAATCGATACAGTTCTTATGTTATCTTGTGGGGTACCACCAACAGCAAGTTTTGTTCTTGGAAGCACTGAAGCTTCAAGGTTTGCGTACATAACGAGGCTTTCGTGGTCGACAACTCGTTCCTCAATAATAGCCTTTCCTCCCGGTCCTATTCGGGTGGTTTTGTTTGGGTCAACCAAAATGATGTTGCTATAATCAGCCTCAACATAAATGCTACCTGAGTTGTCTCCAAAAACGTTATCTGCCATAATAATAGAAATAGTTTTCTACCGCAAGTTTATAATCCTGTAATGAAGTTATCAAAGGATATGGAATATTCAAGACCGCCCCGTCAAATATATTATTTTCTAGTCCTCCGAATTGGGGGTTAGCTTGGAGAATAAGCCACGAAAAAAATGGGGTCCCATAATATTCTTGCGATACGGTATCTAATCTACTTCTACCAACTTTATAGACAAAAATTCTATCAGATGGTTTTGCTGGCAATGTAACAAACGGAACAACACTAGCTTGTCCATTGGTTTCAAATGGTGTATATCGATTGTAATAATTAAAAGCCATATTATAAAAGTTGTGCTTTACCGATTATAACATTACCAAAGGTTGTTGTCCATGAGGTAATGTTTGTATCAATATTGTTTTTATTACCAAGATTTTTAATTAATTGTATTTGTTCAGCTGTTGGTTGTAAAATGGTTTCGTAGGTAAATAATCTTTCTTTATTTAGATTAACTTCTGTAAAGTTCAAGAATTTTCTCAATTCATTAACTTGAAAATCCGTCAAGAAGGCATCAGTAGCACCATTTTCTAGTTGATATGCGGGACGTGCCACCCCTTTCCAATAATTGTCAAATGTTGCTTCAACTTGCTGGAAGGTAACATTAGCCAAAACAGAAGCATTGTCCCTTAGATTTCCAATTATGGCATTTTTAAAGGTGTTATATCTGTTTTCATCAATTATCTGTTGAGATAGTATAAAGTATTGGCGACGGTTGGACTCAGAATTCCAAAAATCATCACGCGTGAATGGCTCAAACACATCTGCTTTAACTTTGGCTTCCCCACCGGCGTTAGTTACAAGGAAACCGGTATAAGATTTCCCGCTAATATTGGCGGTGTAGTTACTTTCGATTGCTGTTTCAAAGGCGGTAAGTGCAGAAATAATTATACCCAAGTCGGCATCTAATTCTTGCAGTGTATTGGTAACCCCGACGGAAGAAGCAGAAACACTCGTCGTACCAGAAATATCTATAATAACAGCGTTACCATCGGTTCTTTGGTAGCCATCAGTTCCCAGGGTTGAGATACTATCATAATACAATAATACGTTTGCCTTTGATAAAGATTGAATGTATGAAGTTTGAACATCTACTATGTTTTGGAGGATAGTTGTTGCACCATTTTGGAATGTTCCTCTAAAATTGTTTATGTAATCTTTATAGTTGTTCTTTATAGCTCTGATTGTTTTGTTTGAAAAGAATCCAACTTCTTCATTAAGATAGGTAATATAACCTTCGGTGTCGTTATTAATATCACTTATAAATGATGAAAACACATCATTTACATCTTTTTCAAAAGTAGATGGTTTTCCAAATATTGGTACGTCACCTCCACCCGTTGAAGCCAACATTTGTCCAGTAGTATATCTTCTGTTGAAACTAAACTGTTGTCTTACAGCATTGTTATATTGAAGATTTAGGTCTCTAATTTTATTGTTGATTGTGGCAAAATAGTTTTGAGTTTGGCCAACCAAATTAATCATATAGTCTTTGTATTGAATGGTTCCAATATCACCGGTGGAAGTGGTGACAGTTGTTAGTACATTACCAATAAATTCCAAATTACTTTTGGGTTGATTATTTGGTGCTTGGTTAATTGTTGGTGGTGGTGTCTTAAGATTTAATTGGTCAAGGAATTGTTGGTCAATAACCTTGTAACTATCATCTGTAGCATCAGCCCTATCATCATAAATTTCAGTATTTGCGTAGTAATTAAACGATAAGGCATTTTGGAGTTTGTCAACGGATTCTTTTAACCCTTGACCCCCCACAAATTGAAATGATAATGTAACATTCGCTATCATTGGTTGAACACCAATTCCTTCAGGATTCAAATCTAAATCTTCATATGTGATGTTTAAATTTCCTGGAATAATTTTCGAATGGAAAAAATCACCCACTCTCAAAATTAAAACAGGAGGTGCTCCAAAAGAGGTATTGACAGCATTATTATACTGAAGGGTGCTGCCCCCTTGCTGGTCGACTTTAACAGTTGGAATTGTATCCCCAGGGCGCATACACTGTTGAAGGAATGTCAACCTTGCGTTCAACCCTTCTGGAGTGATGGAGTGAAAGGCTGGATGAAAAAACTTCAATTTTTCCCTTAAACTATCATAAACCATTGGTGTATCTTGTTTTATTACTTCAAAATAATCACACTCCGACAATAAACTTCTAAGAACTCTTTTTGTGATATTGTCTCTAAACACGGTTTCTTCAACAACTTCAGTAACTGGCTTTCCTGGTCTTCTTTGTTCAATAATTTGTTCGTCGAAGAATGGAATTTCCTCTGGGACATCAACATCATTCTCCGGCGGTGAGGAAATAAAAGTCACGTTAGTAATTGAAGTTCTTCTGCAGGCCATAGCCCCAACGGTATAAACTTGAGCGTTTCTTGACAAACTATCCTGCCCCGTACAACTGTATGTTCCGAAGGTTCTACCATTTACACCAACAGGCTTGACCTCGGCGTTTTCTCCTAACGTGCTACCGGTATTTAGGGTCAGTCTTCCGGAACTAATATAGGTGGTCAATTTACCAATGCTGGCGATGTATTGAACAGCAGAATTCATCCTTCTTTTTGATAAAAGTTGATTGTAAGATTCTGATTGTGGGTTTGAAGCACTACTTTCCAAAACCAAATTACAAGTAGCATTTACATCATTTTCTAAGTCTTTACTTAATTGAATGAGCATTTGTTCAATGGCATTTTTGTTACCCTCAACAACTTGAGTGAAAAATTCACTAACCTGTGTCGCCTGCCCTAAAGCAGATGCTTTGGTTTCATAAATTTGTTTGTTGGTACTACTGATATATGTTGTATAGTAAACCTCGTAATTTAGGACGGGAATATCTGGCTTTGGGATATCATTTTCAAAATACAATCCATGATTTTGAAGTTTTGAGTAGTCAAATCCTGAGGATGAATTTTGTGTATTTTGTCCAACTATGACAGAACCTGCACCTTGTGTGCCACCCGCTGTTGTATTAAAGCCTCCAGTTTGAACTGTATTTACATAATATTCAACATCCTCACTAGAAACATTTTTTGTCTGCAGTCTCTGTTGAATTTCAAAAATATCATTGGGGTTTACAGTGTAATATTTTCTTGCCAACTCATACAAATCGTATTTTCTACATCCTGCAAAGAATGAATCCAATATATCGTCAGCTCTTTGTCTGACGTTTGTATCATTGAGCACCCTGTTAACAAGCATGTTTAAGACCGAGGGGTGGTCAACAACAATTTTCCAACTTAAAGAACCAGAACGAGAACTGTTGGAATATGTGAATACCGGTTCTGGTCTTCCTATAAAATCTGTTTGTTTAAAGGTTGCATTTGTGCTTTCATTGAACGTTAAACCATAGGGAGGAAACCACATGACTCTACCCCCATTTGGACCTCTTTCACAAACTGGCAAATCGGCAACAGTAAATCCTGGTCTATTGGATGTTCTCCATGCTAGATTCTCAAGTGAAAACATATATTTTTTTGCAAAACCATTTGGTCCACCAATAATATTAGTGGAGTCCTGACCGCCTTCTCTTTTATTTGGTGCAATGTTTAAGTTATAGGTTTTATCAAATATAGAATAGGAAAATCTTCTTCCTTCAGTTGTAATACCATCGGTTTTTTGAAGGTCGTTATATTGAAGATAAGGGGTATCTTTTTGAAATATTCTACAATATTCAACACCAACTTCTGCCCCAATTGCTCCAACGTATCTTTTTACCTTTGAACCCTTTGTAATTTCTTTATACCCATCGTTGAAAACTTTAGATACCTGGTCTATTGCATTTCCAACATGCTGTAGCCTTCTACCACCCCGTGGTTGGGAATCAATAATTCTTTGCGTGTCATCTAAAATAGACCCTTGTCTGAATTGAAATTCAGTGGATTCGGTAGCTTGATACGCTGATGGTCTGAAATCTGGGTCTTCAGCAATTGGGTCCCCTCCTAGTCCAACAAATTTACCAGCATTACCTTTAAATTTGGGTGAGACCCACGTGAATCCTCCGACAATGTCTCCACCACTACTGTATGTAGGTCCGTTTGCTCCAAGATTTAAAGCTTTACCCGGACCTTCATACAACTGCGCTAACTCCTGTGGGCCATATACCGGTGCTTGAATTTCTCTTCCAAACTGGTCTACTGGAACATCACCAG